ATCTGCTGAGTGTCTTTATCTCTGACTTTCTCAGTAGTAGCGATAGACATGATAGCCATCTCACCTGACTTGATAGTTTTGATCTCTGGATCTGTACCAGTTCTACCTACAAGTATTACTTTGTTAATCATACATTTACCTCCTGTACTTTTGATTTATCAACAACACCTTTGTATTTTTCTTCCAGTTGTTTGACATATTTGTTTGAATCAAACATACCCATGAATACATCAGCATTGAATCCTAGATGTGATATTGCTTTTGTAAGAGCATCTGTTAGTGCTTTTTTAGGTGCATCATCATCAACTCTACCCTTTGCATCTACCAGTAGATTACAACCTCTTACTGGTCCATACATAGCATTTCTGTTAGATATCCATATAGATACATCTGCAAATTGAAATGCTTTCTCACCAACTGTTAGAGTACTGTAACTAACATCATACCCCCAACCAGTGCCAACTGGTCCGAATAATTCTGTAGCTCGTCTGATTTGATAGTGAGCATCAATAGAAGTAAAACTCCTAGCTCCAAAGGATACCTTTTTAGTGAAGCGTGGATCAGTTTCTTTAGCTTGATCCCATATAGCCAAATTCTTGTTTTGTATCTCATCCATTATATAACCTCCTCAATAGATTGAAAATCAACGTAGTCATCTGGTGCTACGCCTGTTAGTATATGATTGTTCCAAAAGCACCACTCTGCATTGAGTAGTTTCTTTTGAAACTTTTTATCTTGTTGTACATGAAATGCTTTCCATCTTACATTACCAAAGATAACTGATAAAAATGCTTCTTTCATACCAGATACCATCATGTAGTGCTGCACTTGTGCATAATATTTTTCTATGATTGTATCTTCTTTTGTCATCATATTTGTATGTTTAGCCTCAAAAATACCTTTAGGTTTAAGATGTTCATTCAATACATAACCATCTATGTTAGCTAGTATGTAGTCATATTTTTTGTGCATCAATGTATAATCACACTCTTGTACTGCTAAATCTGTATTAGCAGAAAACCATTCCCTGTTGAATGATTCGGTGTGTATACCTAGTTGCACTGGTAGTACAAATGATAGATCTTCTTCAACCAAACCTTTTTTGATTTCAAAAAGTTCTTTCCATTTACCAGCGACCAATAGGTTTGCATCACTCCCTCCGATCCCTGAGCTTCTGTCTATAACTTTCTTTTGACTTTGTATATTCATTTACCTTCCTCTCAACTATAGCTTCGATATCAGATTTTTTTTTCCAAAGAGCATCAGCTAATCTTTTTGCTGACGGATCTCCATTAATTAATCCTTCTCGCAATCTGTATTCTACATCACGATCAAACCAAACTCTAGCTAAATATGTAACTCTTTTGATCCACCATCTTTTTCTTTGAACAGGATCTGCAAGATTATATTTAGTTGGTTTCTTTCTTAGCTTTTTATTTCTTGCAAAAGATTTTATTGCATCATTTATTTTCATAGTAGTTTATCAATCTGTCTATGTACCATCTAGCTTTTCTTAAGTCTTGTGATGGTTTATCTGGATTCTTATGTCTGTTACGAATAACATACTTAATGATATTAGCTTCATGGTGATTGAGATCGAACTGTTCTATGATCTCAATGACTTGAATCTTAGGACCAATATAATATCCAGGATCAATGTGATTTACTTTTCTTGCCATATAACCTCCTATTGTAACAACGAATACAAGTATACAGTTTATAATCTATAAGCATGGCTTTTGTCCATAGCTTACCACACTCTAAACATCTTTCTTTTTCAAGCATCTGTTTAGGTACATATCCTCGCTTTGCCATTATACCTCCTTGTGGAGGGCAACCATGCGGAGGAAGGAGATCATATAATATGAAGATCGATTGCCCTCTATTCTGTTTTAGTGAAACCACTTGCAGTTTGCAACCTTTCTTTCACGATCATACCTAGTATTTATTGAATCACTTGGATAATGTGTACTCCAATGTGTCATAGCCTGGTATGCACTAAACTTGTTTGTACCAAACTGTCTTGAATAGTTGTCGTAGTATTCATCCAAGATATAGCCTCTGTGTCTTTGATTGACATGGCTTTTGTCTTGTTCAGTTGGTTGTAAACATAACTGATCTACTTGATATTCAAATTCATTGTTGTCTACTGGAATAGACGACCACTTCTCCATTGTATTAGATACAGTTCGTAGTCTGTCATTGACATCAAATGTATTTGGTCTTTCAAATGTAACTTCTTTGTTACCTTTGTGTTGTGATGATATACGAACATCCCATAGTGGTGATTTCAAACCATTCAAACACAACATGAAATAGTATCCAAGATCAAATGTCAGCTGCCTCATACCATTGTAACTGTTATGAAGTATAGCTTCTAAAGTAATAAAAGAACCTTTGTATGGTACAGAATATGCTGGTAGTCTAAAGTGTATTGCCATCAATGCACCATTGTTAGACATCCTGTAATTTTCTGTCATATCATCAGTATGAAAATGATTACTAAGATAATCATATGCTAATTCATACGACTGTTGATGTGTGATAACTTTGTATGAATCTTTGTGTATAGCAATCAACTCGTTGGTGTCATCACGAACCAACTGTTTGTAGCCAGGTATCTTAGTCTGGTGTTGATTGTATACTTCTTCACTTCGAACTGCGAAGTCTAGTTGTTCTGGTAACATAGTTCCCCCTAACTTACTGATATTGTTATTTTATCTTTTTCGCTGATAATACCATCAGCAAATTCTATTTCAATCTTATCAATACCTCTGTGGTCATGGTGTTGATACTCTGATTCATCAGTAGTACTGTGAAATACTTTTGATTGAAATACAATCTTAGCATTTGGAGATATCCTGTTTATCTTACACATGATATCTTTGAATGTTTCTGCGTTACACCTCATATAGTTCTTCCTTTCCATAATAATCTTTGGGTAGTTGAAAACCCTTGATAATCCTTGTTTGTAGAGCTTTGAACATCAAGTTCTCTACTTCTTTTCTGCCTACAGTCATAGCTGAACTCTTTGAATCCCAATCGCTTTTGACTTGTGGACCTAGTACACTATCATCAACTGTCAATCTCCATTTAGTAATACTGTGCTTGAAGTTTGATTTTACTTTTACAATGTTCACAATTATTACTTGGTCTTGACCATATGGTATTGTTGCTTGGTAATGTCCTGGTCTTATGCATCTCATGTTTACCTCCTATCTGGTTTCAAATTTTAACTCCTCTAACTGTTTTAACCAACCTTCTACAGTTGTTATATCTTTAGCTATAGCAGTTCTTAGTTTCTCAAACTCCTCTAGCATTTCATTTTCTATAAGAAACAAATCATCTAACCGACTGAGTGCAGTTGATTTACTATATCCTTTAATCGCATCCCTTGTCGCTAGTCTTTGATCCCACAGTCTTGCTTTCAGTACTTTCAAGCCCTCGGTATTCATCATTATATACTCCTATCTTTCCTTCTCCAAAGCATACATCACATTCTTCTGATGCTTCTGGATTGTTACTATCTACAATTACTCCAAGTCCTAGACATCTGAAACATCTACGAAATCTCTGGTTCTCTATTGACATCATAATCAAACCTTTCTCTGACCATTTCTCTGATCTCTGGAACATATATAAGTTTAACTCCATCATATAGCATATGCTCTACACATTTGTTTTCTAAGTCCTGATAATTATTACAATGCTCATAGTATTTTGTGTATATAACATCAAACCTATCTAGTTCATCTTGTGTGAAGCTGTCTTGTGGTTCTGGTAGTTTAGTCATTTGTTTCTCCTTTTTTACAAAAAGTCAAAATGTCGGATTCGGTGATAGTTCCTATCACAACCAGTCTAGTCCGACTGGTCATCATGCTTTGTTACTGCACGATAGAATAAAAATGTAGCTGATATACTAGCTATGAATGATATACACATTAGTGATAATACAATAATACCTAGTAGCATTAGTATAGTTTCCATTACTTTCTCCTTTTGTGTTCTGCTTTTCTTTTGCGATCTGTGATGATTGCTTTAGTCAGATTGTTTGATACCCATACAATGAATATCCAAATAGGTGCTGCAATTACTGATAGTATTAGTGTAGGATTTAGTCCTAGTATCATCCACATCATTACAAGTCCACCACCTAGCGATAGATATATTAGTACAAATGTTCCAATGTATTCTGATCTATCTTGGAACTGTAGTCCTTGTACTCCGTTGATTACTGACATAAATACTTTCTTGATTAGACCGAATAAATATCCCAGTATTGACATTTCTTTTTGCATATAAGCCTCCTTTGTACATCACATATATTGTGATAATTAGTATTAGTAGCATCTCGGTGATCCCACTTCTCCTTCCTGTTTGGGGGGGGTACTATACCCCCTGCCCTACCAATGTGTTGATATCTGCATTGAGTATCTTGTCTGCATACTCTTCATGCTCCTCATCTGTTGGTTGTCTTAGTTTAGATGGTGTAGCTTTGGATTTGTTTTTGGTATCCAATGCTTGTTCCCATGATTCACCATAGATCATTTCAAATCTATTTGACCAGGCATCTAGTCTGTTTGTCCAATAGTCTGCTAGGTCAGACCATCCTCTGAATGTTGCCACTCTGTCATAGTCTTGTTGCTGACCAATCTCTGTGACTGTATCCACACGATCATCATTTGCTTTAGTCAATGCTCTTTTAGCTTGATCTGCTCTAGAACTTGCATTGTTCATACCATCCATTTCTTCTTACCTTC